ATTCCTGAAACTTCCTTAATCCATTTGTAGGGTTTGGATGACCACCCACAATTATGACAAAAAATGTTATCGTTCTCTGGAATATAGAAGCATCTTTTCTTATGACCCCAGCTTTTCCCTTCTCTACAGATAGGGCAACAACAATTATAGGTGTTCCCATGAGTATTATGACTCACTTTATACCCAAATTCGTAAAATTTGGATACAACGTAATCACTTGGAATCTCCACCAATCTTTTTTGATTGGTGTTGATATTCCGCTTCGATAACTTGGAAGATATTTCTTGGAAGATTTTCAATGTATTCAATGATACCTTGTTCTTTTGCAAAGTCAAATTTTTCTTTCGGGACTCGTTGGATTTCCATCATTGGTGTGGAAAGAAAAATGTATTCATCGCCATCTTTTTTAATAAAATTAAAGAATTGACCAACGAAGTCTCCTACTTGAACAGCATAGACATCGCCTTTTTTTATTTTTGGTTTTAAAAAATTAAAAATCACCTGATATATTCATTCTGCCAGCCATAAACTCTCCAAATTTTTGAATAAAGAGGTTCTGCATGGCGTTATCTTCCAGTTTATTGGAATGAAATGAGATTTC